CATTTATTAAAATCTTTTGTCCCGTTTTTGGATCAATTCTATATGGCATATTAAAACCACCTTCCATCTGTACCCATCGTCCAAATTATACCAGAACCCTGTGGATACTCTGCGATTGTTCCCGGATTTGCTGACATTGGAGGCGGCTGTAAAGCCGTAGTAGGTGCAGTAGTGAGTGTGGTAGGTTTTCCACCAGCATTTTCAAGATATTTAAGTGTATCCGTAGAAGTAACAGGCGCAGTTTTTGCTTGACTTGGATTAAAAGATTGTTGCCTGTTAGACTGCATTTGAGCATCCTGTGTCTGCTTGTAATCAAACTCCTTTTGCCACTGCCCCTGTTGAATTGCAAACCGCTGATCAGCCCTTTTCTGTGCCAACTGATTGGTAAGATTAGTAACATCCTGCTGTGACTGCTCCTGAAGTTTAGCCAGCTTTCCTACCCTTGTAGCCTCGCTGTAGAAAGGGTTGTCGTTGATATTGCCTGTGGCGGTAATTATAGCCTTCTGTCTATCAGCTAGTTGTTTTTCAAGGGTTGATATTTCCGGAGAAACATAACCCAATGAATCAACTGCTCCTGCGGCAGTACTGAATTTTAGAGCCTTTTGGGCCGAAGATACTTGACTGGCGCCATATTTTTCTGGTTCCTGTGTCTTTATGTAGTTTACAAGTTTTCCAACCTCTTTAGAGGTGGATTCATTTTTTCCTGCAACTTTTAGTTTTTCAACCTTTGCTTTGGCTTCTTCAAGTGTTAAATTTGCGACTGTGCTCATATACTAACCTCGGGCTGGTAGTTAAATCGGCTGTACGGTGTCCTGCCCTTGCCGACAAAGAAATCTGGAACGTTAAGCATAGGATGATTAAGTCTTTGGTTCCTTTGGGTATTTGTCTGCTCGTCAAAACTTAGTTTAGCAAGTACTGCCTTAGCTTCATTTTCTTCACTAGTGGATAAATTGGAGTCTTGCCTTTTAACAGCCACCGAGAAAGCCTTACGGATGGTTGCCTCGTTTCCCTCTTCCTTATTGTATGAAAAGATGGGAACACTAGAAGAAAGGGATAGGGCATCAGCCTGAATAGCGCCCCAGATACTTATGTTGGCAGATCCAAGAGTCGTTGGGGTGGGATTTACAAAGAAACGTCTGCCAAAACTGGCAAACATCTTTTTAGTAGTACTAGGATTATCCCGCCTATAATCTAGGTAGTCCTCATAGTTTTTTCTACCATACCAATCCCCGTCTATTTCCATTTGTAGGATGCTTTCCGATCTGAATTCTGCCGGATAGTCGTAGTATTCATGGTCTACTTTTGTTCCAGTTGTCATAGCTCTCACAAGGTCGTGCCAAATAAAAAGCTGTGTGGCCCATATATAGGCATTTTGGATAAGAGTAGTAAGTCTGGCAGAGGGGTACAGGGTAGAGTTTGTAGCTACCTGCAGTCTTGCTAGCAGTTCAGTTTCCAAATCCGATCGAGTAGTCATAAATAAATCCTATATCAACTTCTTAACACTTGTCTATTTATAGGGCTGTAACATCAACTCTGTATCTTGCTCCACCAATCATACAATGTATTTCATTATCCGATGAGTCATACCACATCGACCCATTAGTCAATTTACCAGCTGCGGGTTCTTGTACATTCGTTCGATTCAAAAGCTCTAAATATGAGTCCATGCTAACGTAGGCATGTTCTTCTCCGCCCATTGTCTGTTTAAGCACTTTAAAGTAAGAATTTCCTGCGGAGTCTTCGATATAAATCTGATCTGTAGTTTCCGCGGCTTTTAACACCATAATATTATCCGCGCCAATAAAAAGACTTCCGTAATTGCCAGCGACAGTTTCTTCCATGAAAAAACCACGAGTATTACGAACCAATGCGCCGCTTCCATTAATAAGCACCCTGCTTGCTCCGCTATATTGAAAATCCGCCCCGCTGCCTCCGCCTGCCTGCGAGGTAACAGCGACAATTATGTCGGTAACAACAATAGTCCCTGCCGGAGTGACTCTAAACGGAGCGGTAGCCCTGTTGTCATACGTTGCCCCAGCCCAGAATGGGTAGTCCGCTGGAGAAAGTCCTGCTGTATTGGCACCAGTGCCGGCGTAGAGATAGCCAGACTCGATAGTGAAACCACCGATTGATCCTGCATTGGCGGTAATGGTTCCTGTGATGGTGGCATTACTGGCCGTTAAAGCTCCAGCTGGCGTCACCCTAAACGGTGCGGTGGCCCTGTTAGCATAGGTGGCACCTGCCCAGAATGGGTAGTCCGCTGGAGAAAGTCCTGCTGTGTTAGCCCCAGTACCTGCATATAGGTAACCAGACGCTATAGTAAACCCACCAATGGAACCGGCCAGTGCCGTGATAGTGCCCATGAAAGTTGCATCCCCCGTTGTTCCATCAATTGTGAAGGTAGAAACTCCGCTGGAATTTCTGCCAACAATACCGTTAGGAGAAATTCTTATATCCCCCGATGCCCCGCTAACATAATTGCCAACTGCTAAAGAGCCTGTCTGTGTAAAGGTAAACCCACCAAGAATCTGCCTTGCTTGGGTATTTAAGGCTATACTAGCGACTTCCTTCGCGACCTGCATACCACTGAATACATCAGCAGGCATGGTGTTAGGGTAGAGGATATTATAGTCATCCATAGACTTTTTTGGCTGTGGAGACTCCCCTTCCACATGCTCTGTAATAGGTTGATCTGTAAGTGGGTTTGGTTCAAAGATGTTAAGGCCAAATATCTTCATGCTACGTATACCTCCACATCCGGAAAGACTTCCGGACAGGAATTTTCACTGGGGTTTAAGATTATCTTTATCTCGCAAATCTTACCGGTATCTCCCAAAAGAAATATTGCCTCTTTTCCTCCGGTTGTGGTAAATGTTAAACCGCCGCCTTGCAGGTTGGCTTGGGTAAAACTTCCCGTCTTGTCAATCTTTCTCCACACTTCAATGGAACAGGAAGCGGGAAGGGAAGCTGTAACTAATCTGACATACTCCCACCGTGGCTCCTTTGGCATTTTTGGAGCTATTAAGTCCAATGATTGGTAAGTGCCAATGGATTTTAGAGTTGTGTCAACTTTCTTTACTCCATAAGACGAAACATTCTTGTATGAGAACAAAAGGGTAGTGCCGACCATCTTAACTGAACCTATCTCGTCACAATCAAATGCGTGGTCAAGATTTAATACTACCTTATCGTTTTTCCTTATCCTTCCGTAAGAGTAAATACCGGACTTGCCTGTTCCATTACCAAATACCCCAAAAAGAGCCATGCCTCTATCTACCTCCACTCCATCAGGATCAACACTACCACCACCAGGAAAGTGAGTTAAAGGTTGTGGATAGTTGTTTATATCCGCTAAAAATAACTGACCCTCATCTCCACATTGCATGAGAGGGTATTCAGCGGCACACAGGGCATTAACTCCCAAAGATAGCGGTTCTTTGGTATTCCAGTTTAGAGATTGAGAGGCATCCCAGCCGAAAAGAAAAGCGGGTTTATTCCCACCTGTTCCTATAAGGCCGTAGGTCTTGTATTCCATAAGACACTTAGAGACATTTCTGGGTATTAGTTGCAAAGCATTATTAGTAAATGAGTCATCCCACCCTACCTCTGCCAAAGTGTTGTAGTTGGCAATATATAAGTTTCCCTTTATCTGTGCCATTGTGTGCCATGTGGCAGAGGTTAGTGTTGTCTTTGGATATACTTGCCCATTAACCAAAGCATCTACATCAGTCCAGTCGGTATCCGTATATCCTGTGCCAAGTATTCTTTTCCTGTGAAGTTTGGTCGCGGTTGTCCAATACAAAAAGGTGTCATTAACATCGTTATACCATTCGGCGGCACCAGTAATTAGATTCTCTGCATCTGTGTAAACCAGTGTGTAGGTACCGGCACTTGTTCGTTTGAATATCTTTCCGTCTCTACAAAAGTGGTAGGAATTACCATCGGAGGCGTTAACTATGAAAAGGGCAAGACCTGTCATCGTGCCCGATGCTAAATCGTCTGTTAGTACCTGCTGGCAGGATAACGAGTCTGTATCCTTTCTGATGTCTAAGTTGCTGCCAAATTTGAACGAACCATAAGCCCCTACATTTTCGTAGTCGCTAAGACCCCCCCTAAAAGATTTTAAAACAAAAAGATTTTGAGTCATATATGTCTATATTTCATAAATAGCCTTGACAGAAACAATACTGTTAGCCAGTCCCGCACCCCATTGTAAGAGCGTAGAGCTAAAGGCTGACACAAAAGTCATAATACCCGACGAATTTATGGCATAAGAGTATCCTTGTACGGTTAGTGTGCCAGCCGCCCCTATAAGAGCGTTTTGCAAAAGTTGGACACTATTATCCGCGGTTGTGGAGGGTACTAACGGAAGTTGTAATTGCACATTTCCCGTCCAGCTTCCGACATCAGTTATAGTAAAGGTTGCTATAACCTCCGCTGTCTTACCAACTATGCGTGCAGAAGCATAAGTGACAGTTATTGCGTGGGTTCCTATACTACCTCCGGCACCAGATAAAACAGGAAGCCAAGTAAACCAATGAGGGAAACTCTGCGGATTATCTGCCTTTGAGTAGTATGCTTCTCGTATATAGGCATTAGCAACCGTGTAGTCTGTGCCGCCGTATAAAGGAATATGTACATTACCTCCTGAGTATGTTGGAACTCCTGAAATATAAAAGTACTTCGGAATACCATCGGTCTGTAGGAACTTGATCTTATCACCATTTTGAATTAAATCTCTAATGTCTTGTTGATCGGAAAATATTTGATTAGAAGTTTCGTAAGCTAGAGCATCGACGAAGGGAGTCCATCCATCCACCTTAAATAAATCCGATACTTTATTGGTGCTACTTGCTGCCCAATAGGGCATGGTTTGTGTGTAAACTTTAGTCGCTACCTCATAGTATCCCGTTTGGCTTAAATGTAGTCCATCACCGGAATCGTAGGACGCTAGGAGTGTGTCTGGAGTGGCTGGATCTTCCAAGAGAGCGTAAGCATCCACCTTGTAGTCTATATCTGTCGCTACACCTGAAATCCACGCATTAAGAGCATCGGTAGCGGTTTGTCTAGCAGCCGTCCAATCGACATTACTCTTTGTCGGAGATATATTGATAGAAATTACCTTTGCCCCAGCGTCACTTATTGCAGTATATATTGCCTGCAAATTAGCTTCTGTAGTGGTAACCGATATGTCCTGATATATATCGTTGATGCCTCCCCAAACTACCACGAATTCTGCGTCGTCATTATCTAAAATATCTGTGTTTAGTCTGGCAAGAAGTTGCGCAGTAGTGTTTCCTGCAACACCCTCATTTACTATCTCATAAGTATAGCCCAGTAAATCTTGAAGTTTCTGTGGATAATTACGATCCCCAGAACCAGTACCGTAGGTTAAACTATCTCCGAAACAATAGACTTTGTGACCTCTATACACGCTAGGGTCTGGGGTTATAGTGGGACTTACTAATGTTTTGTTGGTTAAGGTTTGAGACAAGGAAGCTAGGAAATCGGCTAACTTCTGAAAAGTGGATTTTTTGGTGACCGGTGTACCACTAGGATCGTCAACCACCGGAAAGATGTCAGTTAGTGACAGAGAATCTATTGCCGAAAGTTCCGTTATCTTTGAAGTGGCCATACTTTTATCCTATCTTTTTAATTTAGCTATCGTCAAACAACTAAGCAACTTGAGGATATTTATTTACCCAAACGTCCCCCTGAATACTTAGTGTGTCGTTGTAAGAAGTTGGTAATACCTGTTCCAGTGCTATATAGTCCTCACTCTCCGTTAATATATAGTCTTCGTTTTCTGCTATGAGCAAAATAGCTTCTTGTGAGTGTTTACTTACAAAAATATCTCCCTGAACAGAGTATTTATCCTCATATTCCGTAAATGACGGGCTGACCGAAGGGCTGACCGAAGGACTAAGGCTTGGTGACAACGATGGACTCAAACTGACCGACGGACTGACCGAAGGACTAAGGCTTGGTGACAACGACGGACTCAAACTGACCGACGGACTGACCGAAGGAGAAACGGATACCCCCGTATACAAAGATAGTATCTCATCATCTGTTAAGGCTCTATCAAATACAGCAACGTCATCAATTATCCCATCAAAGAAATTTCCAGCAGTATCCCCGGTATTTGCATAAGTACAACCAATAGCAAAAGGTACACCACTATCTATACTAGAACCACTAGCTGTAACTTGGTCTTTAGCATCATTTACCCATACTTTTAGCAGGCTATTAGCGCTGTCATATACACCGGCTACGAATACCCACACGCCGGTGCTAGGCGCACCGGTCGATTCAACCTCGCTATTTGTAGTAAGTACATTTATCCTGAAAACAATCTTCCCGGAGGTTCCAGAAACGCGAAGCTCATAGCCTCTATAGCTGTTGCTTTCCCCAAACTTTGAGGCAATGGCCATATTTCCAGCCCAAATAGACTCTATCTTTATCCAGCCTGTTATCGTTCGGGATCCTGTTATTCTAAGATTAGGGCACGAAGCGTCTGCTATTGACAAAAAGTTGGAGCTATCTCTCTCAAAGTCTGCGGCGTTACCAAACTTACCAGCTACGTAAGAGGGCGCAGACGTTGATGTAAGGTCATAGTTATTCGCGGTTTCATCAAGACCATCAGCTAGTTTCCAGTAACCTTGAAGGTTTGCGTCATTAACTAGGGAGTTGTCACTTAGTTGAGCCATGAGCCAATTGTAGATTAACTTTTTGATACTTGGCTACTTTGTTTGGAGTTGGGATTTCAATTCACGCTCGTGTTGCTTTAATCTTTCTAAGTCCGCGTCTGTCCAACCCCTGTGCTTGTCATTAGCAGGTATTGGCCAAAACTTCTCAACCAACCAGCTTACCGGGTAGATTTGTTTATCAAACTTGTTATTCCACAGGAGGTTCTTGACGTTTTCCTTGGTCTTCTGAGTTTCTCTACCAGACATCCCCCAAGGAAAACTAAAGCCAGTCTGAGTTCTGAACATATGGGCGTACCAAGTGGCATGGTTTGCTAAAACCTTCCCGCCGGAAAGCCACGTCTTGCAGGCCACCTCAATACCTTGATTACCCCAGTTACCGAGCTCCTCACCACAAATGTTTAATTCCCAATACTTCTCACGGGTAAGCATAAAACAAGAGCCCTGCAAAGACATAGTTTCTGTCAATCCCGTCTTTTCAAGGGCCTCCTCAAACTCCGGCCTCCTGTTGTACTCCTTGAAATAGCCAAAATGGGGTTCCGCATCAAAGCAATATGAGTAGTTGTAAGTTCTTCTCTTGGGTTTCCACACCATTTTTCTTCTTATAAAGCGGGAATCTTTGCAACTTCCGCATCTGTCGGGTTTGGGCCCTTGGTACTTCCACCAACCGCAACGGTGGCACCTCCAATTAAAAACATGCAGATTCTTCATCACGGGTACCATAGTCACGTTATCCCCAGCCCTTTGAAACGCCTCGATCATCTTCCTATCAAAGCCCTGGTCAAAACTGCAGTGGGCATCACACTTCATAACATATTTAGCCCTGGAAAGCCTGCAGGCCATGTTGGTGGCAGCTCTTTGTCCGATGGACTTTGGCACATACAAAATGTTAACATCTGGTAGTTGCGGTATTGGTGGGTCAATCCACTCACCATCAAAAACGGCTATAACTTCCGTCTCCGCCTCTTTGTGAGCGGCTATATCTTCTACTGTATTACGGAGAAATTCCTCATTTCTCGCAGGAATTAGCACACTGAGTTCCATTAAACATTCCTTTCAAATTCCACCCTGCAATTTCATCTACTGAAACCTCCCTCCAATTCAGCGGCGGGTGCTTGAAATCGTCAATCTTGCACTTGGGGGGAGAGAATGCCTCCTTGTGCCTTATATCTATAACCGGAATTTCGGAATGCCATGTCTCAAAGTCATCATCCGTAAGGCCGCCTCTTTTTCTTTTCTTTGTTCCGGGTTCATAACCCCACTTTCTGGCCAGTCTTGGCTCGTGGCTACTGAATTCTTCTATATGTTCCATAATCTTTTCTAGTCTTAGATTATAATGCATTAAAGCAAGTTTTTTATTCGTACATAGGCATGATAATGGAAGCATACGATCGTGGGTTATAGCCTTATCCGAGCCAAAATACCACCTTAATACGTTTTCATTGTAGTAAAAGATGTCATCTCTTGGCGGGATAAAGTCAAAGTGTGATTGACTGTATAAAACATCGTGCTCCAAAAAGAACACATAATCCGAGATACTGTTTTCCAGCGCAGTTATAATCTGCCTTACATAAGTGATATACCCCCGTTCTAAGTCCAAGACTATGTTGCGGCCTAAGTCCATCGGTTTGCGTAATGACACCGAAACTATATCTCCATCAAAGACTTTCTCTATCTGTTTCTTGCAAACCTCCATGATAAGAGGGTCTACATGAAAATCTGAATAATATATACCACCTTTTGCACTCATAAAGCCTCGTTAAACCACATCCAACTCCTAAATTGGTCTCTCTTGGGGGAATTCCTAAGACCAAGCACATACCATCTTTTTATCCCCATCGCCGATGTATAAGCCAAAACTACCTGCTTAACATGGCAGACATATGGATGCATAGCATGTTTATAAGCATATAAGTAGTCATGTCCGGAGATAATCCCGCCACGTCTGACTTTCTTTGACCACTCATAAATATCCTCTGTTACAAACTTGAACCCATGATGGCCGTCTATGTAAACAAAGTCAATAGAATTATCGTCAAAGTCTTTGACTGCTTCCATAGAAGTTTTCTTAATTAGGGTGCAGTCGTACGGAGCAAGTCTCTTCTTGGCTTTCTCAAACTCCGAATTTAGCCTTTCCTGAATACTCTCGGTTGAGTAGTCCGGATAGTCTAGGTACGGATCAACCGAGTACATCTTTAGTCCGGCTTGGCATAGCTTTTCCGAGAAGCCGCCACCAGCCACGCCTATCTCAACACCTACTTTTAAACCAAGACTTTTGAAAAAGTCCGGCAGATCGTCCCTGCCGCAGTCGGGTATCTCCGCCGGTCTGCCCCTTAACCTTATGCCCTCAGATAGCGTCAAATGCCCTCCTTAGGGATTTTATATCCCCCCAGTGTGGTAGTCCATATACCGGTTTCTCATCGGTGTTGCTATGTTTTCTCATGCCCTTACCCGTCTTGAAGGAAATACAAGGATACTCCGTTTCAAAGTATTTAAATTTATCAAACAGCTTTTTTCCTACCTCTTTAGGGAAATTTTTCATCTCCGCATTCCAAAAAGGCAGATCACCAAATAGCTCTTCCAACCTTTTTAAGTAGAACTCCCTGCCTACTACCTGTGAAAAGGTTGAAGAATTCTTTTTACAGACATAATCCTGACCATACTTTTGTACGTATATGTTGGTGTTCCTGTATGGAATGTCAAGCTTTTCTGGCCTAAATTGGAAATAATCTGTTGAGTAGACACAATCAGATTCAGCAGAGATAACAATGTCTGTCTCGGAATTTTCACAGGCAATTTGTATTTGACGAAGGAAATTATAGCCACTACAACCTATTTGTCCAACCACTATATTAGTTCCAAGCTTTACAGGCTTTTGAGTAACACTAATTATGGGTAAATCGCCACACTTTTTTAATAGGTCGTCTACAACCCGTCCCTCAAATCTAGGTGACTCTTTGTTGCTACTGACAAATACTATTGTTGCGTCATTAGTCATTTTAGTTCTACAATCTTAACCTCAAATTCACCACCGCACTCACAAAGAACATTCCCGTCAAAATAATCCCAATTAGAGTTACTTTTCTCTTGGTTCTTTTTTTGTGGCTTTCCGCACTCTTTGCACACTATGTTTATAACCATCTTTTTCATTCTTATTTATATTACCAAAAAATCTCCATAAATTCTTAAACCAAAAAGACATAAAATATGCAAAAGTTTCATCCTCATTATGCAAATCTGTGTTTATTCCCTTGCTAGCAAAAATATATGTTATTAAATGTACGCATTCGTGCAACAAACAATAAAAATCATTAGAGTCTTGAACCCATACTACAAAACCACCATTGTCTGGTAACACTCCACAATAACCTACACCCCCCAGTTTATAATCAATTTTCAAACCGTCTATAAAGTTTTGGGCCTCTTCCCGTGTTCCATAAAAAGCTATAACATCAACCAGTAAAACATCATCACCAAAAGTTTTCTTTTTCATGTTTTCCTCACAAACGGATTTTTGTGTCCAAGATGCTCCTCAATGGAACTTCTATGATTCCCATCCAGAATTTTCATATCCTTGTCTATATACAAAGGTCTCTTTAGTCCATTTTCCTTAACATCACTGTACAACCTTACCCTGTCCTCAAACCACCCCTTAAGCCTCTCTTTAGACCATTTATTCCGTCTGTATTTTTCTATAATTCTGTAGTATCTAGTCTCGTAATACTTTTTTCCCTCATCCAATTCTTTGTAAAAGCCATCCTGTACGTGGTTTCCACGATCAAGAGCAGCCATATCAATCCTATCTATGAATGGGCTCTTAAAACAAAGCCCCCAGAGCCTTCTAGGCGATGGATCCCCTTCTAACGGCAGTTCATCAATAAACCCCGCCTCCTCCCACATTCTAAAATACCCTCTGATATCCTCCAGTCCCGCAGATGCCCAGCAACGATTAAGGTGCCTTTTCTCTGCTGTCACAATTATGCAGTAACGCGTCTTGTATTGAAGTTTATCCAAGTAATCCAACCAGTCGTTGATGGTAAAATAGTAGTGAGAGTTGGCAAAAACTGTGTAATCAGCTACAGGAAGGTCGTCGACACACTCCTCCATGCGTTTAAGAAGTATCTGGTAAGTACCACCATTCTTATCCCGCCACTCCAAGCCTCTTTGAACTGCCCCTTCGTCTGAGTCTACCCCTACGACACGACCAAACCCTTTATCTTCTGCCAGTTTAAGAAACAATCCAGAATTGCAACCTACATCTACTAGGACTTGTCCACTACAATTCTCTGGTAGAAATGGGGCAACAAAGTTATTCCACTTGCCTTTATTCCAGAATTTGCTGTTAATCTCCAGCTTATCCCTTTCGGTCATGGGAAAACCCTCCAGAAATTGATAGGTCTCGAACGGCTTCACTTCTTCCTTACTATAATTAAATTACTCCTGTATGGTCTTTTCTCTGGCATTTTTGGCATAGTACAATTATATTCTGATAGCTCTGACATAACCTCTCGTGTACTGTGAACATCTTCTATGCTGTAAATAACGCTGTCTTTAAGGAGAGGCATTATAGTTTTGCATAAAAATATCTGTTGGTGTCTGTAATGAGTTCCGTCGTCTATAAAGATGTCAATATCAGAACCAGTTTTACTAATAAGGTTTTCTATATCTGTCTTACTTTCCTCATTACATAAAAATGTCTCTATCCTCTCAGCCGTAAACATTGCTTCTGGTGCTACATCTGCCCCGTATATTTGGGCAAAAGGAAAGAAATCCCGCCACATAAATAAACTAGCCCCCGTAACATAATCCTTAACCTTACTCATAGTTTTCGGATACCCTATTCCCACTTCCAAGACCTTCTTAACAATATAGCGCATATCCTTAAATAATTCGTGGTAGTGAGGGGTGTACGAATGCAGTATTTGGGGACACTTATCCGTACGATATTTGAATGCAATTTCACAAAGTGGTGTCATTTCATGTCCTCCAGACAGTCTGTAGAAAACACAAACTCCGTAGATGAGTTAAGTCTCAACAAATTACCAAAACATCGTCCTAGGTCATTCTGGGTGCCATACACGTGCCCGTGGAGTTTCAACACATCCTGCTTGGATTCGTAAAAGGGTTCGTTTAAAAGATAATTGTACTGGTAGAAGCTCTTGGGTTTTGGCATCTCCTTGTTCCTGTCTACTGCCCCCCACCAACCCTCGTCATCCAGTGCTCTAACTACATCCTCATTCCATCTCCAATGCGGAGCCTTAAACCCTTTAACAAAGGGTAACCCATCCTGCTCAAGCGCAAACGCCATATGAGTCATCAGAAACTTAAAGTTCTTGTAATCCATGTTGGCCACTTCTGACCCGTTGTGCCGTAAGGCATGGGGTATTATCTGCAGCCAATCTAGGTTTTTCTTTATCTCTTTCAAAAAGTCATCCCTAACAAGGGAGGGCCCCCAGTCTTTCTTTTCATCGGTGACAACGGTAAAAAGAGATACCCTGAAGTTTGGGAAACGCTCCTTTAACTTTAGAAGTAAATCCAAACGGTTGTTCACCACAGAAAAATCATCTAGGGAAAGGGCTACCTTCATACTTTCACCAATCCCCACTTGCTTCTTGGAAATACAAAGAAGCTCAAATTATTATCGTGTGCAAACTTATTTACTGCCTCGATAACTCCAAACCTCACTCCTGTACGGGTCTTGTGTCGTCTGTAATCGTCGCCTAGGAGGAAACCACCCTTTTTGACCTTCGGGTACCAGCCTACAATGTCTTTATAGCACCCCTCAAAGGTATGGTCGGCATCTATGTACACTAAATCAAAATAATCATTCAAAAACAATTTTACAGCCTCGTACGAGTATCCCCGATACACTTGGACAGAAAGTTTGCCAAGGAATTTATCCATAAAATCCTTATATTGCTTGTCCAACTGGGCTTGAGTGCAAGCAATGTCGTTTCTAGCCACCACTCCGTCATCCTTCCATAAGTCCACTGCTAAAGCTACCTTGGGGTTGTGTCTTATCATCTCCTCAAAGTTATGGCCTTCTCTTACACCCACTTCGCAAATGACTTGACAGTCGTACTTTCTCATAAAAGGTTCCCACACCTTATACTTTTTGTTGTAGATTAGAGAGCTTAAATCATCCAACACTTCATTTTTATTCATACCAGTGAGAAACCAACTCTTGGGCCTTTCCCCAAAACTTTATATCGTAAGCCTGGATAGGGCTCATCTTCTTGCTCTCATGTCGTTCTGTCGGATCAAGCCCATTCACATGACAAAAGTAGACCATAGAAACATCGGAGTAGAAATTCACAATCTCATACTTTTCCAACCTAACGCCCCTCTCGTTTCCAAGCTCGCTTATTCTATCGCTATCCGGATACTTTTCAAATCTATCCTCGAGGGACTTAATAACAAGCTCCCTTGGGGCTATCATAGCGGCGTTTGAGATGCGCCTCTTGTAGTAATAGGTTGGGGTGCCCCAAGTAAAAATCCCCCACCTATGCATATTGTAGGCATAAGTGTCCATCGGTGGGCGGTAAGTAAAGTGGCTCTTATGGTACAGAGTGTCGTCCTCTATCACCGCTATATAAGGTGTGGTTGCTAACTTACATCCTCTTAGTAACTGTTTATAAATGTTGTTAACACTGGGCTCCCCCTCTTGGATAAGGTTTAATCCCCAATCCAAGGGCTTTTTGGAGATGGTAATTATTGGCGTGTCACCTACTGCCTCAAGCAAAACAGACTTATGATATCTTGCCCATCCCTCAGGTACTTTGTTCAATGTAAGGAATATACAAGTTAGAGACTTATCGTTGCTCATGCCTGATTTTCTGTATTGTAATTACAGTCCTTGCAGACTGGAATATCAAACTCCAATTTTCTATGTTTTTCTCTCATCCACTTGGAGTTGTCCCAAATTTCCTCTAGGGTTTGTTTGTTGGCATCTCCCAGCACTTGCTTTCCATCAAAGTCTGAACAACAGGGAACCACCCTGCCGTCCCAAAGCACCATCATTTGGTGAAACAGTACCCAACAAGGTATTCTTTTCCCCTTTCTCTCAAGAGGATCGTGTTTGGCGCCTGTCCAATTGGAAAACCCGCATATCTCCACCTTCTTGAATGTTTCCTTAAACTTCTGAACCTCATGGACGTTGTCGCTTGTGGCCACAAATGATGCCCTTACTAGAAAACGAGCCTTCTTCCGTGCTTCCTCAAAGTTTTTCTTAACCGTAGTGAATCTAGGCCCTCTCATAATCTTGGCATGAGTTTCTTCTGTTGCGGCATTTATACTAAAGTCCAAATAGCGGATGTTCTTATACTTGATTAGCCTTTCTACGTCTACATACTCCCCATTAGTGTAGAGGGCAACCTGCACACCTTCTTTTTCCATGTAGTCCAACCACTCCCAGATTTTGGGAAAGATGAAAGGCTCACCCATGAAAAATGGGGAATACTGTCTTACCCCCATATCTTTACCATCTTTGATTATCTTGTGGAACAAATCGTCACTCATTTGCCCACCCTGACGAGTCATCTCATACCTTGGGCAAAAGGCGCATCTAGCATTGCAGGCTGTAGAGGACTCAAAATTAATTTTGGTTGGTCTACTCACTTTGTTACCTCTATGTATGATGTCCCGCGATCTCTGCGAGAGTCTATAGGCACAAATTCGGGCATAGCTGCTTCTTTGTAATTACACAGTTTAATACTGGAATATCCAATCCTTCCCGTTAGAACGCTTCTGAATAACTCAAAGTTATAGACTTGGATATTTCTGCCAAAGAGAAATCTTCTAAGCGGCTGGTTTGTTTCCTCTAATACAACACCAAATCTCATAACGCCGCCCTTCTTTAAGACTCTATAAGATTCTTGGAAGGCAAAGTAGAGTTCGATCCAATTAAGACATTGAAACACAACCATAGAAATTATACCATCTACACTTTCATTGGTATACGGCCACGGTTTAGCAATATCCATTATTGCATCTACCTTCTTAAAACTGCCATCCGGCCAAACAGCATCCTTATCAGAGTTAACAAAACCCTCGTAGTAACGGTTTCCACAACCTATGTGCAAAAGCAACTTGCTCATACCCCCCACTTAGGTAAAATTTCCTTTAAATAGTAATCTTCCCACACGCTCAAAGAATAGGCAAAGCATTGATCGTTGTTCGAGGGATTTTCTTTAGTGCCGTTGTTATGAGTTCTTGGAAAATCTCTATGTTTGTGGGCATGCCACATGTTTTTGTTTACCATAAGTTTTCCGCCAGCTTTCCATGTCTTGAAAACCATCTCATGTGAGTCTTGGTACAAGGGCCCATAACCTTCCGTTTGTAATTCCCCAATTACCTCATCCCACCATTTGTGCGGCATTACCCACGCGCTACCTTGCATAGCCATAGTTTCATCAATTGCTATGTTTTCCCTATCTGGTCTAACCCACTCAACACCGGAGAATTTCCTACCCCTAGCGTAACGAGTTATCTTTAATTTCATGTAATCAACTGGCGGAATATCCATAACTTCCCATTTAACAGGGTCGAGGAAGTACCTACGGGGTGTCACAATCCAATTTGGTTCACATTGAGAGGTAAGTATTAGGTCGTACTTTTCTCCAAAGACGGCATGTTCATCGGTTCTCATAAGATATTCCCCGCGAGCGACACTAACCCCAGCATTGATAGCTCCTCTCATACCACGATTGGTTCCAAGATGAATTACTCTTACTCTATTATCGGTTACAATAGGAGTTTCGGGCCAATAACCATCTAAACATACAATAATTTCTAGTTGGTTACCAAGACCAGATTGAGTTAAAAGAGAATCGATTGTTCGGTGCAATAATGGGTCTTTGTAGCTTGGTATCACTACCGATAGCTTTATATCATCCACGACACAAATCATACCACGAAAATCAATGACTCTCAATACATACTAGAATGACGGACTAATGCTCGGACTGACCGAGGGAGAAATCGAGGGTGACAAACTTGGGGAAAGTGACGGGCTAAGGCTCGGGCTAAGGCTCGGTGACAAGCTAACGCTCGGGCTGACACTCGGACTAAGGCTTGGTGACAAGCTAACGCTCGGGCTGACACTCGGGCTAAGGCTCGGTGACAAGCTAACCGACGGACTGACCGAGGGAGAAATCGAGGGCGACAACGACGGGCTAAGGCTCGGGCTAAGGCTTGGAGACAAGCTAACGCTCGGGCTGACACTCGGGCTAAGGCTCGGTGACAAGCTAACCGACGGACTGACCGAAGGAGAAAACGAGGGCGACAACGACGGGCTAAGGCTCGGTGACAAACTCGGGGAAAGTGACGGCGATAAACTTGGGCTAAGGCTCGGGCTAAGGCTCGGTGACAAGCTAACGCTCGGGCTGACACTCGGGCTAAGGCTTGGAGACAAGCTAACGCTCGGGCTAAGGCTTGGAGAAAGTGACGGCGATAAACTCGGGCTAACGCTTGGACTAAGGCTCTCTGACGGACTTCCTACGGACGCAGGCGCTATATACCCCCATGAAGAAGCAGCCTCATTGCCTGTATTCACCCACAATCCCTCACCTACAGCATTCTTATCGATAAAAGTGGCACCTTTCTTAAACCCTGATTCATTGGTTGGAACCGTAACACCAGCCGCTATCACAATTCTATCCAACGAATCTCTCAAAACTACTTCATTGAAAAGGTAATCATAAAGTGCGGTAAGAAAGTCCGACTCGCTTTGCAGTCTCAAACCAGCTGAAATGGCCTGAATTCTATCTATTTCGTCCCGTGTTGTTCTTGGTAAATTTTCTTTTAACTTAAATACAGACATCTATATACTCTCTCCAACGCATCCCCCAACCCGACAGTGCTGGGCTGGGGGATAACTAGTTATTAAATTTTTATGCTACTGTGCAGAACAACTCCGCTAGAGCTTTTCTACGCTCATCAGCTACTTTAGCTCCATACACATACAAACTCTTGTATGCTTTACCAAAGTTGCCAACCAAGTCCTCCATTCCTTGCTCGGTAAGTCCCATAGCAAAACAAATTGCCGACTTGTGTCCTGCCATTAGATGATAGCCGTTGGTACTATCACCGGAAATTCTTGCGTCTGATACCTCGTAGATATCAAATCCACAAAACTTACCCGGTAAAAGCCCGTTCAACACTGCATTTCTTCCACCCTCACTACCGATGCCCACATATTCTGGGGCTTGTCTAATCAGTGCTCCAACCTTCGCGGGAACTACTGCCCAGCGATTCTCTGCTGGAATTTCGGCATTGGTAAGAATTGTTTGCAGATCGGTAAACTTAGCTACGATATTGCTTGCCGTCACTGCGACTGCCGTGTTGGCCTGAATCTCATAAGCGGCTGCAACAATTGCGCCACCACTGTAGGCAGAGGTTAAATCGTCGCTATCATCCTCAATGGTAATGGTTCCATCGCCACCGGTATAAGTCTTAATTCTGTACCATACGGTGTGACCTGTTGCCTTAAAACCTTTCCCAACCATAGCAGCAGAGAAAGTAGCCCCACCAGCAGGAGTAACAACACCGGTTGTTACAGCAATTGTCACTGTTCCCGTTGTGTAAGAAGTACCAACTCTGTTACCAGAGGCAACATCCCCATAAAGACCAAGTACAAAAACATCAACGACCTTTTTAAGTTCGTTGGCCACCTGTTCCTTGATGGGATTCTCGGGATCGTCAAGATACGAACGGAAAGTATCGTAGTCCTTGATCTTGAAGTAGAAATATTTTGCCTGATCCGTCACCAATTGAGAGTTGCTCTCTGTTGGATCATCGGCCGACATATCCGCGCCAGTGTAGGTGTGCGAGGAAATAACACCAAAGGTTAATACATTTAGTTTCGAGGATTTATCTTTGATATCACCCTCGTACTCGCTGTTTGTTATAGCATCAGCGACAGAGCTTTGATAGAAGATTCCCAATGCCTCTGAGGCAAAGGCTTCCATTAGTTTTGTAGGATAAGTATCCATATTGCTGTCCTTTCTACAAATTAAATTTATACAAGGACAGCAGGCTCGGGTACGAGATTAGCTTATTAAGCCCTTACTATTTGAGTGTAGGAGGAAAACTTAATCCTTGTCAAGCCTCACAAAAACTTTCAAGAAACTCAGGCGGACAAAACACGAGAAGAGGTTATAAACTAAACCTCAATCTTTATCTTTCCGGATTTGATAAGTCTTCTATACTCCTTAGGGTCATTCTTTCGTATAATCCCCGCTTCACCGGCGGTTATACCAACAGGTTTTGGTGGCGCCGCTCGACCATTGCCTCTTGATAGAAACATAGAACCTTTGTTTTTCTTCTCCGGCACGGTATCATTCTTGTAGAGAAAAGAACCAACCAACAAATCAAAGTCCACACCTCTTTGAGTTTCCTTCATGCAATATCTCTTAAAGTCCTCCTCTTGCCCCTCAAGGCTTGGATACTTAGACACGTTCTCTTCACTTGAAACAAATTCCTCCACTTTTTTAGCCCATGAATCAATCTTTCTAATCTCCTCGTAGGCCTGAATTCTTTTGGCTTCTTTCCTTTCAGATATGAGAGTGCGTTTCAGCATGTTCTTGGCAAAGGTATCTAGTTCATCGTAATCAGCATCGTTTTCTTTAGCATACGACCTTATCTCATCTTCAGTGGGATCGTAAACATCCAGTTCTCCGCTCAAGAGAGCATTTAACTTCTCATTCTTGAAATGCAAAGACATAGCCTCTCGGCTTGATTCGGAAAATTTCTCTTTGTAACTAACCTCGGATTTCTCCTCTGGGGCGGCCTCCAAAGACTCCACAATCGGTTCAGTTGTGTTTTCTGGATCTTGGGGTGATAGTTGTTCGTCATTCGATCTTTCTGGCTCTGCGGGCATTGTGGGCTCTTCCAGCTCCATTGGGGTAGTAGGTTCCGAAGATTCTGGGGTAACTTCTTGGGTTTCTATAATATCGTCTACATTTATCTTTTTCTTTTTTCTGTTATCTAGCGGCATACATAAACCTTAAACTGTCCCGATACTTTCGGGGTTAGTAGTTTACTTCAAGGCACTCTTTACTTCTTCAGGTTCCTTTTTTATACCTAGAATATCAATGAATATCTGCACTTGCTCCGGTCTAAGATAATCTCTGCGGGCTCTCAAAAAGTTAGCTTCATACTTAGTTAAATATTTAGGTTCAATAGAGGTAACACTTTTTAATTTCTCTTGAGTGCTTTCTGGCAATGTTTCTATTCTTAACATACAAAGATTTTATATAGCAAACTTAACCATTGTCAATTACCGGCAAACCTACTTGCGTTTCCGCAATGACTTCATGGTTTTCTTGGCTTTGCTTTTAGAATGTCTGCTTTTGCTCTCTTTGGTTTTGATTGAAGTGCGACTAAAAGTTTTTTTACTCCTGATGTCTTGCCAACAAGTTTTGCAATTTTTGAAATATCATCAGCGGCGATCTTACCATCTCAGGGATTGCAAATTTTTCTGGATCGTCAAGCACCTCCGTCGCGCCGCCGGGAGGCTCTGCCAACACTGCCGTTTATGCGAGCGGGGCAAAACACGGGATCGCCGGGATCGCATCGGGCATATACACGGCGCTTTATGCGGAAACCAGCGGGGCCGGCGCATCAGGCTCTAGTTTCTACGCGACCAACAGTGCCACAGGAACGGCAGCAAATTGGCCTATTCATGCGGTCTCAAAAACGGCGACCGTTGAGGCCATACAAGCCACTGCATACGGCACAGGAAATGCCATTGCCTCAAGTGGGCCAATCAAAATCACCGCAACGACTGCCCCGGCGCTCGACATCTGGAACACGCCGTTCGGGGCATCGAAATTCAGTGTGAATGGGAATAATGGCAACACGCTTATCGCCGGGACACTAGGAGTAACCGGAACGATCACCGGAACAACAAGCGGGAATCTCGTACTTGGTGGAGCGCTCGGCACGCCTTCCTCCGGCACGCTGACGAACTGCACCTTCCCAACATTGAACCAGAACACGACTGGAAGTGCAGCGACACTGACCACACCCCGCACAATTGGGGGGGTATCGTTTAACGGTAGTGCAAACATTACCCCAACAACGCTGGCAGACGCAGGTGGATAT